TATGTGCAAAAGTAAAGTCTACCATTTATTTTTTCTTCTTATTCTTTTCATGTTCTCTATGTCCTTTATGATTTCCCATATAGTAATCGCCTGGTTCATAATCCCAAACTTTGCCGTGATGTCCTCTAATATCTGCCCACAACATTCTAATCTTTACAATCATTTTTCTTAGTGATCTTGTCATAAATTCTTTAATACCTTTTTATACATTGAGTCTGCAAGATGAGCCATCATTAAACTAGGTACCATACGACCACATCTTTCACTTTTTTGTGCCCACTTTCCTGTTAGTTTAAAATCATCTGGTAATGCTGTCACTCTTTTTAATTCTCCCAAAGTAAACTTTCTATCATCATTCCAATGACAAACTCCAGCAGTTTTTTCTGTTGCACCCATCGCCGTAATAGTAGGACTAGGTTGAAACTCTGAAGCAATCTTTAAATTAAAATGCCAACCTTTAGGATGATAGTCTGTTCCTGTAATAACCTTTGCTGGATTACGAGGCATCAATACACATGTTTGTTTGTAGTATGCTGTCTCTTTCCATTTAGTAGTAAGCATTTCAACTTCTTCTTTATCATATTCTAATCCGTCAAACGCACCTTCTAAAGTTGTTTTTGTTTTATTTGGTGTAGGAAATAAAGATGATAATGTCATAAAGTTTAAACCAACCTTATCCATGATGTCGTCTCTAACTGCCATAAAGAAAACTCTTCTTCTTCTTTGTGGAACACCAAAGTAAGAACAATCATGTACCTTTGCAACTACTTGATACCCAATATCTTCAAATGTATTTTGAATTTTATTAAAGTATTGTTTTGCTTCACCAACTGTTAACCCTTCAACATTCTCTGCAATAATTGTTTTAGGTCTAATAACTTCAGCAACTCTTAAAAACTCAAAGAATAAATCTTCGATGTTTGTCACAGTCTTGCCGTCTGAATATTGTTTAGTTTTTCCAAACCCATCACTATGTACAGTTCCCTCTCTTGCAAGAGTACCACACATACTAAATGCTGAACAAGGTGGACTACCATCTAATAATTCTAATTCACCTTCTTTTAATTTTGTTAAATCTAAAAAGTCTTTACCTGTAAGTTCTTTTATGTCACCGTCAAGTATTGGTGTGTTAGGATAATTATCTCTGTAAGTATTTCTTGCCTCTTCGACAAATTCATTAATCGCAAGTATCTTACCACCTGCAAGTCTATATCCTGTTGAAGAACCACCACCACCTGCAAATGTAGATATAACTCTAAATTTATTTAATGCCTCTCCAGCATATACATCTTTCAAAAAATATGGTTTATATTTCATTATAAAAAACTTTCCAAGTTTGCTTTTGATTGATTTATATTATACCAATCTCTACAAATATCCATTACTCGTTTACGATTATACAGATTTATTTCCTTGTTGTCAAGAAGTTTTTCAAATAATTTATCAACTTTAGCACACAATTGATAGTTGATGTGTCCTTTAATTTTAATCTTTTTAAACTCTTCAAACTTACTTTGTATTAGATGTTTCTGATATGGTTTGTTTATATCTTCCCATGTCTTAGTATAGAAATAACTATACACCGAATCATCTAGATATGGAACACATAATACCTTATTGTATTCATCACAAAATTGTTTTAATTGTAGATACCCTGCTGGATTTGGATTGTCCTTAAAATAACTTCTTCTAAACTCTTGCATTTTTTCTAGAGTATGTCTGAAGTGTATCATTGCTTTTTTACTTACTCCGTAGTATCCGTCTGCAGCTAAACCTGATAAAATAAACTTCTCTTTGATTATAGGAAAAGTATAGATGTATGGCCATGTACATTCATATTGAGTTTTCTTTTTACAATTATATTTTGATGCAAGTAATTTAAAATCATTTACTATATTTACTTCTGGTAGATCAATTATTGTAATAGGAACATTAAATATATCACATATCTCTTTTGCTTTTGTTGAGTCATATGTATCTTGTCCAAATGGTTTGAATGTATAACAATGTACTTTCTTTCCTAGTCTCAATGCTGTAAATAATAAAGTACAACTATCTGTTCCACCACTCATTAAAATTGCAACATCATAACCGCCAGTTTCATTACCAACTATATTTCTAAGTATATTATCTATCATACAAAAAAGTCCTCTAGTGTTCCCTGTGTACCATATGATCTATCAACTTTCCAATTCATCTTTTCAATAATATAGTTCAATGGTTCTACAAAAGACTTTTCAAATTGTAATTCGTAATCAACTTTAAAGTTTAGTTCTTTTGGAAGTTTTGTAATAAACGCAATTGATGATGATTGATATATGTTAGGAAGTTTCATGTATAAGAATTTAATCTTATCACCTTCTTGAATAAAAGGATACCTACCATTTAAGTTTTCTTTCTTAACCAAATGATTGTATAAGATTCCACCTTTAACATGAATAGGCGCACCTTTTTTAAATAGAGAAGAATGATCTGTCCATTTTCTTAAACCATTTACACTTCTAGGATATGCAACTAGTTCAGGTGGTAATGTCATAAACTCTTTTCTAAAATCTTGAATAAATTTATTCATGTCTGTTTCACTACCAGACATTAATATCTTCAATGCTTCTTTAATTTTTTCTCTACAAGCCGCAGGGGTAGATGACTTAACTGCTTCTATTCCCATAATCTTGAGTTCTGGTTCTTTATATCGTACACCTTCAACATCCCAAGCATTAAGAATATATCTTTTCTTTGCTGTCCATATACCTTTGTCTGCAATCACTTCACGTTTCATTTGCATTTTTTGATCATATGCATTTAGATAATCTGCAAGTTCTTGATATGACTTATCAATAAAAGGTTCAATCTTTTCTTTTGCAATCTTATTAAGAAAGTCAATAGGATTTTTAGGATTAAGCATTGTAATCAGTTTATCAAATGTAATGTAAACTGAATCTGTATCAGATGCCAATACATAATCCTTATCTTTAGTTTTAAGTAAATCATTCATGTATTCATTAATCTTGTTTTCAATCCAACGAATAGATAATTGACCTGAAGTAGTAATCGCTTCTGCCATTGTGTTTGAATAGTATCTAAACCAATTGTTTCCAATCGCACCATAAGCAGAGTTTAGTGAAATCTTTTTTGCCATTTGAATATTATTAAACTTAGATATTTGTTTAATATATTTAGCATCTTTTGTATTTACATAATTTTGTTTTGCCTCTAACATATATTGTTTATACTTAACTCTATCTTCATACATCTTTGCCATGATCTCTGGTAAGAAACCTTGTTTCTTTGTATTGAACAAAGCACCATTAGGTGTCATCGTCACATTGTTAAGAACCTTTGTATCAACTTCTTTATTAAGAAGTTTATCAACTGACATACCTGGTACAGTTTTTTCTGACTTCATTGTTTCAGGTGAAATATTATATTGCATTATTAAGTGTGGATACAGTGAGTTCAAGTCAAAAGATAATACCCATTTGTGCATACCAACTTGTGGTTCTTTAACATATGCTCCAGCATACTTGCTACTTTTATTAGTAGTTTTCTTTTGTGGAATAACAATACCTTTGTCCATAAGGTAATTATGAATTAGAACATCCCAATATCTAACCGAACCTAAAACATCTGTATAATTTACTTTTGCCTCATATGCCATTGTTAAACATAGTTCAATTAGTTTCATCTTGTCTTCTAATGCATCAACAAGTTCTACATCTTTAATATTGTAATCTATAAATGATTGATAGTCTTTAGTATACCAATCTCTAAAAGTCTCATGTGGGTTCTCATCTTTTTGTATACCAAGTTCAACATTAGCAATATGATCTAGTCTATAACTTTCTTGGTTAGTATATGTAAACTTTCTGTAAAGATCAAAGTAATCTAGAGCCGCAATACCTCGAATGTCATAAACCATTTGAGTTCTACCCATTTGATAAACTTCTTTTGAATATACTTCACCCCATGGTGATAATCTTTTAGCATCATCTTCGCCAAGAATGTTTTTAATTCTATTAACCAAATAAGGAATATCAAAAAATTCTGTATTCCAGCCTGTAATAATGTCAGGAAAATTAGATCGCCAGAAGTTAATAAAATCATAAAGTAAATCTTTTTCAGATTCACATTTAAAGTAAGTCACATCTTTTCGATTAGTTTTGTAATCTCTTAAACCAAATACAACGATCTCTTTGTTTTGTTGGTTCTTTACTGTAATAGATAATAGTTCTTCGTCTGCAACGTCTGGGTTAGGAAATCCATTTTCACAAGCAACCTCAATATCAATTGTTGTAATTAGAATTTTATCTTTGTCAAACTCATTTCCATATTCTTCATTTAGAAATGAATACTGAAACTGTGTATTACCATGAACAAGATGAGGTTGATCTTTATAATTTTCAACCCACTCTTTTGCTTCTTTAATTGTTTGATGTTTTATTGGCGTGACGTACTTGCCATCTAAAGTTTTAAATTTAGTTTCACGCATGACAGGGCAATACAAAGTTGGCGAATACTTAATCTTTCTCGCAACTCGTTTACCATCTACCACCTCACGCAAGAGTAATGAATTACCCCACGGCACAATGTTTGTATAAAACCTCATAATATAACCTTCAATGTATTAATGTCTATTTTACTTCTTTTGGATTCTTACCAATATTATACTTTGTCTTGAGTTCCCAATTCTTTTTATCCTTAAACGAAATAATCTTAATCTGACTTAATGGTGACATACTGTCAACATCTTCTTTAGGAATAGAAACTAAACCCCAATCTTTTAATAGATTAGCAATTCTGTTTCTACGACCAATATCGTTTTCTGTTAGATTGGTATCCTTACCATCCAAAGCAAATAGTTCTTTAAAGTGAACAATGTAATACTTACCTTGTTTGTGTAGGATATGACAAGATTGATATAATATTT